TGGGTTTTTTATCCACAAACCTGTATTGTTTAGTGGAGGACAGTATATTTATTCTTACATTTTAGGGATTTCCTGAAATATTTTAACACACTAAACACAAATTTACAAAAAATGGACATTTCAACACGAATTTTATCGGATATTACGGTTTATATGAAGTACGCAAAGTACAGACCGGAATTAAAAAGAAGAGAAACTTGGAAAGAGTTAGTAAAAAGAAATATGGATATGCATATAAAGACATATCCAAATTTAAAAGAGGAAATAAAAGAAGTATATAAATTCGTATCGAATAAAAAAATATTACCATCAATGCGTTCAATGCAGTTCGCAGGTAAACCAATTGAATTATCACCAAATAGAATTTACAATTGTGCATTTGCACCGGTAGATGATTGGAGAGTATTTTCAGAAATCATGTTCCTTTTATTAGGAGGAACTGGTGTAGGTTATTCAGTACAACAACATCATGTTGATGCTTTACCTGAAATCAGAAAGCCATCAACTGATAAGACAAGAAGATTTTTAATCGGTGATAGTATTGAAGGATGGGCTGATGCAGTTTCAGTAATTGTAAAAGCATATTTCTTTGGTGGTAGTAAGCCGGTATTTGATTTTAGAGATATTAGAGAGAAAGGAGCACGATTGGTAACATCAGGTGGTAAAGCACCTGGTCCTCAACCTCTAAAAGAATGCCTTATCAAATTGGAAGGTATATTAGATGCAAAAAAAGATGGTGAGAAATTAAAACCAATTGAAGTGCATGATATGGTTTGTCACATTGCCGATGCAGTATTAGCAGGTGGTATCCGTAGAGCAGCATTGATTGCACTATTCTCCGCAACTGATGAGCAAATGATTAGTTGTAAGAGCGGTGCATGGTGGGAAACAAATCCACAAAGAGGTAGAGCAAATAACTCAGCAGTATTAATGAGACATAAAATTACTAAAGAGTACTTTATGGACTTATGGAAAAGAATTGAAGCAAGTGGAGCAGGTGAGCCTGGTATCTACCTATCAAACGATAAAGATTGGGGAACTAATCCATGTTGTGAGATTGCATTAAGACCTTTTCAATTCTGTAACTTATGTGAAGTGAATGTAAGTGATGTAGTTGACCAAAACGATTTAAACGAAAGAGTTAAAGCAGCAGCATTTGTTGGAACATTACAGGCTGGATATACTGATTTCCATTACTTAAGACCAATTTGGCAAAGAACAACTGAAAAGGATGCCTTAATAGGAATCTCAATGACAGGAATCGGAAGTGGTGCAGTTTTGAAATTGGATATGAAAGAAGCAGCAAAAGTTGTGAAAATAGAAAACAAAAGAGTAGCAGAACTATTAGGTATTAACGCATCGGCAAGATGTACAACGGTTAAGCCTGCTGGAACTACTTCATTGGCATTAGGAACTTCATCTGGTATTCACGCTTGGCACAATGATTATTATATTCGTAGAGTAAGAGTTGGTAAAAACGAATCAATGTATTCTCACTTAGCAATTAATCATCCTGAATTAGTAGAAGATGAATATTTCAGACCACATGATACAGCAGTAATTGGTATTCCTCAAAAGGCACCTGATACTGCAATCTTTAGAACGGAATCTCCAATTCAATTATTAGAGAGAGTTAAGAAAGTACATAGTGAGTGGGTTAAGCCGGGTCATAGAAGCGGTAATAATTCACATAATGTATCCGCAACTATTTCTATTAGAGAACATGAGTGGAAAGCAGTTGGAGAGTGGATGTGGGAGAATAAAGAATTCTACAATGGATTATCAGTATTACCTTATGATGGCGGTACTTATATTCAGGCACCATTTGAAGATTGTACAAAAGAGAAGTACGAAGAACTTATGAAAACATTAAATGATGTTGATTTAAGTAAGATAGTTGAAATAGAAGATATGACTGATTTAAGTGGTGAGCTAGCTTGTGCTGGTGGTGCATGTGAAATAAAATAATGAAAAATGATAAAGAATTATATTATTTGGAAAATGGTAAAGTGGTTTTCACTCCTGAGTATCACATTGAACGAGGTGATTGCTGTGGGAGTGGCTGCCGCCATTGTCCATATGAACCAAACCACATAAAAGGAAATATAGAATTAAAAGAACAATATAAAAATAAAAAAGATGATAACAGTTAAAAAATTTGGAGCAGTATGGTGTGGCCCTTGTAGAGCATTAGGACCGGTATTAGAAGGATTGAAAAATGATTTTGAAGGTAAAGCAACATTCATAGAATATGATGTTGATAATTCACCCGAAGAGGCACAACAATATAATGTGACATCTATTCCATTAGTAATAATTGAAAGAGATGGTGTAGTTGTTCAAAGATTTCAAGGGTTATCATCTAAGATGGCATACACAAATGCTATCAACGAAGCAATAGGATAATAAAAAATAAAGGTTACATTTATGGCAATTTTAAGAGGGCAGCAACACCCGTCAGCAAAACTGACAGATGAGCAAGTTTTAATCATTAGAGACCTATGGAGAATGGGTCATCGTAATATTAAAGTGATTGCCCAAAACAATAAGGTATCACCATCAAATGTATTAAAGATAATCCAACGTAAAACTTGGAATCATTTAAATCAATTTTGGTCTGGTAGCTTATGAAAGTAGAAAATAAACAATATTGCGATACCTCTAAGTTTTCTATTAGAGAAATTAATAAGAACATAGCAAAAGATATCATTGTCAATAATCACTACAGTGGAATATGGACGAAGGTATCTTATGCTATTGGCTTGTTCTATATTTCCGAAGATGAGCATAATTTTTTTAGTGGTGTAAACGAACAATTGGTTGGTGTTGCCTGTTATGGTGACCCGGTTGGTAGAAATGCTGGCGCATCAATTTCCGAATTACTTCCTAGAGATGGTGTATTGGAATTGACCAGATTATTTGTATTTGATGGATATGGTACTAACATTGAGAGTTGGTTCGTTGGACAATCCTTTGAGTGGTTACGAACTAATGTACCTCGTATCAAAGCACTAATATCATATTCAGACCCAAACGCTGGACACTTAGGAACTATATACCAAGCTACCAATTGGATATATCAAGGAAACAAAATCAGATGGAGTGATAGTTGGTCTTTTAAGTGGAGTGAAGATGATGAATGGCATCACTCTCGTACATCCTATGTGAAGTACGGAACGAATGACCCTAAGATAATTCAGACAATGGTTACAAGCCCTTTCTGGATTAAAAGAGAACCCCGTAAGCACCGATATGTGTATATTCTAACCAAAGATAAAAGGGAACGTAAAGCCTTCTTAAAATCGCTTAAACATGAGGTATTTCCCTACCCAAAGGTGGAGTTAGATATTATCGATGAAGTTCATAAAATGGACCCGATAAATTTGGTAGTCTCATAAATTTTTCGTATATTTGTATAAATAAAGTATAATAAGTTTTGAAAGAGGATAAAATAGTAAAAGTTATAAACCCAATATTTGAATTACCAAACTCAAATGGTGAAAAAGGATATATAGGGTCTAAATACATAAGACTACCAATAAAGGATAATGATGCTAGGAGTATTGAAACTGTTAGAAAGTTTACAAAAGCATATTTGAGTGTATATGGTACTACTAAAGCAGAAGAACCATCTGGTAGTGATGATAAAGTATTTGATAATGCTAAATTCAATTCTTTTGTAGAACAAATTGTCGGAGACTCTGCATCGGCAAGACGATTTAAAAAACAAACTTTGCCTGAATTCGAAAGGTTTGGTTTGATAACAAGAAAAAAATATACAAAAGGTGGACCAACCTATTTCAATTTAACAGCTGTATCTAAAAAGATAGAAAAATTATCAGATTCTGTAAATACGATTTATTATGAAAAATTATTAGATTGTAGAAAAGAATATGTTAGAAAACGATTTCATAAAGATAATGATTGGAAAGAGTTTTACGAAGCAGTATATCAGCACACAAATACATTTAAATATTTGTATTGGTTTGACCTTTGGTTAATAGCATTTTGTATCGGAGATGATGCAATATTTGAGTATGAGCAAATACATAACTTTTCAATAGAAATTAGAAAAGCTATTGGTATAAGTGGAGTTTTAATGGCGGAGAAATTATCTGAATTTAAAAATATTTTAGAAAAAATATACTCACCATCTGGATTACAAAAATGGTTAGGAAAAAAAGATAAAATAAATATCAATGGTATAATTGAAAAATATAACATATTTGCGGAATATCTTACTTACACTGGCTTGTATAAAAAAGAAAATAGCGGATATAAATTTATTTTAACATTTGCCGATAATACAAATCCACCAAAGACAGTTAGAAATAATACAACCGATAAATCTTTATATTATCAATCAGAACTTGATAAATTGACTACGGAGAATCATCATATATTACCTCATGCATTAGCAACTCAAATGAATGGATTAAATGATGTTATTAATAATAAATGGAATAAATTATCAATATCTGAAAGAGACCATAGTAAATTTCCAACTCAATTAATAAAAAATCAATATAGAATTATTGATGTTGTTAATGATAGAATTTGTTTCATAAATACACATAATCCAAGTGATGTTATTATATTAGAGGATGATTCTCACATTAATAAAGAAATGGTTAAATCAAAAGTTATTCCATACAATAAACAATTACTTAAAAAAATAAAATAATAATATGGCTAAAAATAATAGAAAACAAAATAAATTTCTACCGGTTAGAGAAGATATATCAATAAAAGACCAATTTGGATTTTTACCTCTATCTATAATCAAACCTACAAAAGAAAGTAAAGCAAAATGGAAAGATGCTTATTTAGATGATGGTGAAATTGAAATAAGAAAAGCAAGCGCAGGGTACACAAATACTGGTGAAATTGGAAATCAAAAAATGTCAGAGTTTCACGCTGGTATGGCTGAAAATATAATTAGATATTGGTCTTTACCTGGAGCTCGTATTGTAGACCCATTTGCTGGGAGAGCAACAAGAGCAGTTGTTTCTAATAAATTAGGTAGGGATTATTATGGATATGAAATTACACCAAACACTCATAAACGAGTATTAGAACATTTTGAAAAACTAGGTATTAATCCAAATTTATATCTATCAGATGGTACGGCATTAAAAGAAACTCCTGATAATTTTTCTGATTTAATTTTTACATGTCCTCCTTACTACGATATTGAAAAATATGAAAGTGTTGAGGGGCAATTAAGTGATTGTGAAACATATGATTCTTTTATGGAGTTTGTAGGTAAATGTGCAGAAAATTGTTTTAGAGTTGCTAAAGACGGTTCATTTTGTGTTTGGGTTGTTGCTGATTTTAGACAAGGTGGTAAGTTAATTGATTTTCATGGTGATACAATACAATCATTTAAAAAAGCAGGATTCAATTATCACGACATTATAATAATGGAAAATATATCACCATATGCAAATTTTACAACATATCAATCAGCATGTAAACGATATGCACCTAAAACACATGAGTATGTTTTAGTATTTAGAAAACCAGGTGAATATGTAATACCTGATTATTGTACTGAAAATGTAATAGAATCTATTAATAAGTTAAATGAATTTTTTGGATAAAAATTGATTTTATGGCAAGAGTAGAACCCAACGTTAAGGATAAACCACGTAAATTTGAACACATTTATAAAGATGATGATGGATGCGAATCAATTTGGAAATATGATTTAGATAAATTCGCAAATGGACCTATATCAGTAGAAAACAAATATCCTGCTGGTTATGTGAAAGATTTGAAACAAAGACAAAAATTAGCAAAGGCTGAACGAAGTTTATCTATTTTAGAAAAAGCAAAACAAGCAAAAAAGAATGAAGGTAGAAGGTAAAAATTATTGTGATACATCCAAAGTATATGTAGCACCAATAGCAAAGAGTATCGCTAAAGATATTATTGTTAAGAAGCACTATACTCATGCTTGGACAGCTTGTAGATATGCAATTGGAATATATTACAAATCAGAAGATGCTAATACCTTTGATGGTGATAAACTTATAGGTTGTTTAATCTATGGGTTTCCTGTTGGAGCAAAAGCATCCACTTCTATTTGTGAAGGATTAACCAAAGATAACATTTTAGAATTGACACGTTTGTATTGTGATGATGGTTATGGTTCTAACATTGAATCATTTGCATTAGGACAATCTTTCAAATGGTTAAAGGAACATGATAAAGCAATTAAAGTATTACTATCATACGCCGATAACGGACAAGCTCACTTAGGAGGTATCTATCAGGCTACCAATTGGATTTATCAGGGATTATCTACGGATATTGCATTGATGCCAAATTGGGGTATATCATTACACAAAGACCCATATCAATGGATTCATAGTAGGACTGTATTTTCAATGTGGGGTAGTGGTAACTTAGCACATTTACAAATGGAAATCGGTAAGCAAGGATATAAAGAGTTTTGGAGAAGGGAAGAACCACCAAAACATAGATATGTTCAGATACTTGCGCAAGATAAAAAAGAAAAGAAGGATTTGATGAAACGATTAAAGCATGAAATCAGGCCTTATCCAAAAGATACTGCTTCATACAACACAGAAGTAGTACATCACTTAACTACATACGAAGTGCCGGAAGGTACTGCAAATTTTTGGTAATACATAACTCATTGATAATCAATCAGTTATAAAAAAGTACCTAAATTCTTTGGTAGATTCAGATATTTTTCGTATCTTTGAGTATAAACAAAAAGGTATTTGTATATGTCGATGCAAATACTTCAAAAAAAACATAGGTAACGGCAAACCAAAAAAACCTGCTGGTGTATAGGTAACCATACAATCATTATGAGTACATTAGTACTAGACGGTGCCCTTAGGCAATCCGCAATCCAACAATTCCAAAGAGTGTATGCAGAAAAACACTCAAACATTCACAACGAATTCTGGACACTCAGAAAGTATCAGCAAAAGTGGATTACTTTAAAGATTAATCCTAACGCAAAGTATCAAAGACCATATCATTATGTTGACTTGGTTGGAAACGAAGGAGAAGCTTGGCAACAACATCTTATTGGGGATATCTTAAAACTAAGACCGTTCCAAAAAATCCATCTAAGAGATAATGATGGAATCTATGAAATCCTTGATGGAGGACATCGTACCAGAACTATTATGGCATTCTTCACTGGAAAGATTCAAACTCCAAACAATTTGATTATAACTTTAGTAAATACTAACACTGGTATTGAAACGGAATATAATATTGGTAATATGAGCTGGCCGGCAATAACTGAGCGCCACGCAGAATTAGAAGATATCTATCTTGATAGTATATACTTCGATTTAACAATACACTCTAACATTTCCGATGATGAGGCTGAGGAAATATTCTTAACATTAAATGATTTGCATGATATGAGTCCTGCAGATAAACGAAACGCCATTAATTCAGATGTATCAGATATATGTAGAGTTAGAGGAGCTGTGGATAGTTCAAAGGCAATAACTTTTCTTCGTGAGAAAGAAGGACAAAAACTTAAGTATTGTGCACTAAAAACAACAAAGAGAGAAACTGATGAAATTGTTTCATTATTAATGTTATATATGAGACAGGGTGGTTTCACATCAAAAGAATGTACTGGTTTAGATGCAACTGCAGTTACTTTGGAAGAAATGTATCGTAGTGAACCATTCAATGAATTCTTAACAACATCTGAAGGTGTTAAGTTTATTGCTGATATGGATGCAATTTTAATATTAGTTGATAAGATTGTAAAGGTAGGTAAGATAAGTACAAAGACAAGTTGGAAGAAAGGTAATATTAAAAAGTTATTTTGTCTTATATATGAGATTGGGTTACCATTACAAAACTGGCAATCTCTCAAATTAGATGAGAATGTATTCTTAGAAATGTTAAAAGAAAAGATAACGTATCTTAATGGTAAGACCAAATTTAAACACAATCCGCATCAAAGATATGAAAGTATTAGTTCGGATGGTGTTATGGTAAAAAGACAATCTACGAAGACTGTAAACAAAGGTGAGGAATATGGGTATCGTTCTGTATTTAATGGTGGTGCTCGTGTTGATGATTTGGAGTTTACACTATTACCTCTATTACATGAGTTTGATTTTAAATCTTGGGGATTTGGTAAACAAAAAAATACAAATCCAAGAGAATTTTCTCAACAACAAAGAGATGAATTATACTCTCAGCAAAACGGAAAGTGTAGAAAGACTGGACAAGATTTAAAAAGCGTTCCTCAATCAGATTGGAGAGCAGACCACATTATAGCATATACATATGGAGGACCAACGGAAGTTTATAATGGTCAGTTGATTATTGATGAAGTAAACCGAAATAAATCCGCTGGATGTGATATCGATGATGTTAAGTATGTTTGTAAACTTACTGGGTATGTTAAGGCACAAAGTTTACTTGATATATTAAACGCAGATAATAGAACAACTGCTTTAACTCCTGACGAAATTCGTATGGTTTCAGCTATGTTGTTTGGAAATAATAAAAAAATAGATTAATGACATTTTGGGAAGGACAATTGAGTAAAGAAGCAAGGCGTGTTTTGGTGATACCTAATATCACCAATTCCGCTAACATAGAAAAGGATTCATTCGTAGATGTTATCTACAATCATATAAAAGGTTTAGAGCAATATGGTGAATACTTTTGGAATATTATATTACCCGAGCCGGTTAAGAAACTGAATTTACTAAATGTAAAGCAGCATATCTTACCCTTCTCGGGCGATATGATTAAAATGCGTACATATCCTCCCGATTTTAATAGGTTATTGGAAACATTAGAATATGATGTTATCTATTCGCATTTACCGGATTGGCCTCAAGTTGGTAGATATAAAAATTCATTTGATACTAAGATAATCGGATATTGTCATTGGTGGGAAATGAAATCTTGCAATGCAGAAGATAGAAAGAATAAATGGAGATGGATGCCAATTGAATTATTAGGTATATCTCAAATGGAAACTTGTTATCTTAATACACAAGACCAAAAGAATAGAGTATTAGAAGAAGCTAAGATTTGGTTCAATGACGAGTTTGTTAAAAAGCTAGATGATATTTTAGTGGTATGGAATTTGGGATTACCAAAACAAAATGTAATAGAATCAGCTTCAGAAGAAAAACGAAATATTATAGTATTCAATCATAGAGCAGCAGCTTACAAAGGTTATCCTGCTTTCATTAAATTGATGGAGGAATATAGAGAACGCAGACAAGATTTTAGTGTATGGGTGCCTCAATTAAAAGGTACGCCGGAACATAATTGGATTGATGCTACTAAACTTCCAAAGCATGAGTACTATGGTAGATTACAACAATGTAAAGTTGGTATTCAGATGAGGCAAACAAATTATGGTTGGAGTGTATCGGCAACGGATTGTTTGATGAATGGTACACCAATGATATATCAAGAATCATTATGTTATCAGGAAATAGAACCAAATGGATTGTTTTTTAAATTTAAAAAAGACCTGTTTGAAATGTTAGATAAAATATTGGATGACGATAATTATAGAAAGGATAGAGAGATTAAAAGTATAGAAAGAGCATTAGAACTTTCAGAAAACGAAGGTAAGATGTTACAACAATTAAACATAAAATTAAAAGCATAGATGTATCAAAATATTTATTATCAGAGAGAGAGGAATTTAGTACATTTGTGGGATGATAAGTTGGGTTATAGAACCTTTCCATATACTCGTTATGCTTATGAAAAGGCACAAAGAGGACAATATACATCTTTGTACGGGGATAAGTTAGATAAGATTTTTAAGTTCACAAAAGATGACCCGAATTTATTTGAATCGGATGTAGCTGAAACCACTAGAGTTTTAGTTGATACATATACTGATTCAGATATTCCATCAGAAGGTCACGTTACACTTACTTATGATATTGAGTGTGAAATGGATAGTGGTTTGCCCGATGTAGAAAAATCAGAAAACGAATTAACCGCTATTGGTTTGCACGATTCTGCTACTGACCATTATTGGGTTTTGATTATGGACAAAGCTGGTAAGATGAGTGAGAAGAAGACCGGTAATCGTACTGTAATTCCTTTTAGAGATGAAAGGGATATGTGTATGAAGTATTTGGAATTATATGAGTACATCAATCCAACAATCGTAACGGGTTGGAACATTGATAACTTTGATACTCCTTATTTATATAATCGTATTAAAAGACTATTAGGTGTTAAGCACGCTAATAGGTTAAGCCCAATAGGTGAATGTTTTTGGTCTCCATATCGTAAGAGATTCTATATGGCCGGCGTATCTTATTTAGATTACCTAGCTCTATATAAAAACTTCACCTATTCGGAATTAGATAACTATCGTTTAGATAGTATCGCTATGAAGGAATTGGGCAGAGGTAAGATTGAATACGCTGGTAACTTAGATGATTTGTTTAAAGATGATATTGAAAAGTTTATTGAGTATAACTTAGTCGATGTTCAGTTAGTAGCTGATATGGATAAGAAGTTACAATTTATTGATACGGCAAGAGGTATCTGTCACGCTGGACACGTACCATATGAAGATTTTGTTTACTCATCAAAATACTTAGAGGGTGCATTGTTATGTTATCTTAAGAGAAGAAACATTGTAGCTCCTAACAAACCTGCGGATAGACAAGAAAGGATGCAAGCACTTAGAGATAATGACCAAGAGAAATTCATTGGTGCATATGTTAAAGCACCTATCGTTGGTAAGTACGAATGGATATATGACTTGGATTTAACTTCACTATACCCATCAATCATTATGACAACTAACATTTCACCAGAAACTAAAGTTGGTAAGATTGATAATTGGGATGCACAAAAGTTTATGAAAGGTGAAATTGATACTTTCAACATCGGTGAGAAAACAATTACAAAAGAAAACCTTAAGAAGTTATTGGATGAGAGTAAATACGCTATATCATCTAATGGAGTTCTTTACACTACTGATAAGGTAGGTTGTATTCCTGATATCTTAGACCTTTGGTTCAAACAAAGGGTTGAGTTTAGAGCATTGGAGAAAAAATATGGTGAGAGTGGTGACAAAGAGAAGTACGCATTCTATAAGAAAAGACAATTGGTACAAAAGATTTTATTGAACTCATTGTACGGAGTATTGGGATTACCCGCGTTCCGTTTCTATGATGTGGATAACGCTGAGGCTGTAACAACAACAGGTCAGACTGTGATTAAATCTACGGCTGATATGGCTAACATAAAATACAATAAAGAGTTAGGAACAACTGGACAAGATTTCAACATATACATTGATACTGATTCGGTATTCTTTTCAGCAGTACCTATCTTAGACCATCGTTATAAAGATTGGAGAAGTTTGCCTGATGCAGAGATTGCCTTAAAGGTGGATGCTATTGCTGGTGAAACGCAGGACTTCTTAAATAAGTTCTACGATGTATTGGCTGAGAAAGTATTCAATGTTGATAAAACAAAACATAGATTCCAAATCAAAAAAGAATTCGTAAGTAGAAGTGGTATTTGGATTGCTAAGAAACGATACGCTCAATGGATTATTGCAGAGAATGGTATTCCTTGTGATACGTTGCAAGTTAAAGGATTGGATGTGGTTCGTTCATCGTACCCCGCACAATTCCGTAAGTTTATGAGTGGCATTCTTATTTCAATCCTACAAGGTGAAACTGAAATGGTTCTAACTGATAGGATATATGATTTCAAAAAGGACTTGGTTAATATGGATGTAACTTCTATTGCTAAGAACTCAGCAGTAAAAGAATTATCAAAATATATTCCAAAGAAGAAAGATAATAGAGCAATGTTCCAATTCAATAGTGGAACTCCGGCGCACGTTAAAGCAGCAATTGCACATAATCAATTATTAGTTCATTTTAAATGTGCAGCTAAGCACGCTCCAATGAGAGATGGTGATAAAATTAAGTGGGTATATCTTAAACAAAATCCATATGGATTGGATGCAGTTGGGTTCAAAGGACATGATGACCCTGATGAAATAATGGACTTGGTGAGGACGTATATCGATTATGATAAAATCTTCGAAAGGGAATTATTGAAGAAATTAGAGGACTTTTATGGGGCTTTAGGGTGGGGTGCAGTACTTTCTTCACAAAAAACCGCTGAACAATTCTTTTCTTTCTAAAAGATTTGGTAGTTTCAGTTATTTTTCGTATATTTGTGTATTATAAACTTTAAATAAATTAAAATTAGATTCGTTATGAACAAAGCAAAATTTGATGGTTTCGTTAATCGTTACAACTTAGGTGGTGAGATTGAATCCGTTATGGTAAAATCCGATGACAAGAACTTATCGGTAAGAATGATTTCAGATGACAAAACCCTATTAGGTGATGTTACAGTATTAGGTGGTGAATTTCCAAGCGGAGAGTTTGGTATTTACACTACATCTCAATTGAAAGGATTATTGAGTGTATTGGATGAAGCAATAACAGTAGAAGAAGTTACTGGAGCATTGAAGTTTTCAGATAAGAAAACAAAGGTACAATATATGTTAGCAGCACCATCGGTGATTCCTGCAGTACCTGATTTGAAGGCATTACCTCCATTTGACGCTGAGGTAAAATTAGATGATGAGTTTGTAAACAAATTCATTAAATCAAAGGGTGTGTTATCTGATTCAGACACATTTACCTTTACATTTAAAGGTGGTAAGGGTGAAGTTATCTTAGGATATTCTTCTATCAACTCTAACCGAATTTCATTAGCAGTAGATTGTGAAGCACAAACTGATATCGAACCAATTGCATTTTCTGCAAAGTATTTGAAAGCTATCTTAATGGCTAACAAAGGTTCTAAATCATCTTCGTTGAAAATCTCATCTAAAGGATTATCGCACGTAGCATTTGTTGATGGTGATTACACTTCAAATTACTATTTAGTAGAAATTAAATAGTATGGCTAATCAGCATTATAAAATGATAGATAACCTAAATTGGGAAATCGATGGTATTATGTATCAAGCAGAATTCTACAATTTGAATTTAGAAAAATTCCTTGTAGAAAATGCTGGTAAAGAATTATATATCTACATACCATCAATAACAACCGATAATATTCAAGCAATCGTAAAATAATATAATATGAGCTTTTGGGATACTGAACCACAAAAACCTGTCTTTGACTTTGAATCTGAAAAAGCAAAGTTAAAAGAAAATATGGACTACCTTATGACAATGTCTGTGCAAGAACAAACGTTGTATAAGAAGTGGGTAGAATTGCAAGAACCTAATATGATTCAAGCAAAATCCCAAATCGCATCTTATTATGATTTACAATGGAAACCAACTGATATCAACAATAAGGAGCTAACGATAAAAGAAATTGAATCGTTAGACCCTTACGTTGAGATTGTTGATGACCCGAAGGAATCTACTAAGTGGGCAGCGGTAAGACGTATGATTCACACAATGGATTTTACAGCAAACCCTGGTCGTAATGTAAAGATTAATGTAAAGGATAGAGTGAGTGGAAAACTATTAGGACAAATTTCATTAGCATCCGATGTTACTGCTATGGGAGTTAGAGATAACTTCATTGGTTGGAGTAAGGATAATAAATTTGTTGATGGTAAATTAAACAACACTACTATCGCTTCTACTATTGTATGTACTCAGCCATTAGGTTATAATTTCTTAGGTGGTAAGTTAATCGCTATGATGACAACTGTTCCTGAAGTTAGAAACTATTGGAAATCAAAGTATGATAATGTTTTGATTGCAGTAGGTACAACATCTTTGTATGGTATCCATTCACAATACAATGGTATCCCTTTATTTAAAACATTAGGTGAATCAGCTGGTAAGATTAGTTTGAAGCCCGATGATAAATTCTATGACCCGTGGCATCAATGGATTAAAGAAAATAGAGCACAATGGTATAAAGATAATATATCAGATGAAAGAGCTCGTAATGGTGCTAATATGGGATACGAAGCTAACGGACCTGTTAGTGGTATCAAGCAAAAGATATTAGGGCAAATCTTTAAAGAGTGTGGTATTAAGGCAACTCAATATCATCACGGATTTAAGAGAGGTGTTTATATGGCTATGATGTATGAGAACGGATGTGAATATCTTAGAAACGAAATTACCGAAGATAAACTAATCCTTAAAGATAAGTTTAAGCAAGGTACTGAATACATTAACAAATGGTGGAAGAAACATGCAATCAGTAGATATACAAAACTACATGATGAAGGAAGAATTAAACCTGAACACTTATTCTACATAGATGCTATTGGAATTAGCTGGGAAGAAATGAAAGCAAAATACTTAGCAGAAGTAGGAAGATAAAAAATAAAATTATGGCAAAAACTAAAAAAACACAAGAAGAAAATTTAGAACCAATTGGTGAATTAAAAATGACACCACCTGAAAAATTAGAACAATGCGAATGGGTATTCCAATTTGATGAAGATGAACCACAAATATTTGCTTGGACTAGTGAAGATATGACTGATGAAGACCCAACTGTTACATTTACAGTCAGTAACACAAAAGATGCTTATATTTCTTTTACAAATAAAGAAACTGGTAAGAAGTTTAAATTATTTGCTAGAGAGCTTTCAGCTGATGGTAAAGCAATGAGAGAATTTCAAACTAAGCAAGCAGAATCATTAAAAAAAGATATAGAAAATGAAAGTACGAATAAAGAAGATTAATCCATTAGCACAAATTCCATCTTACGCTAAAGATGGTGATGCTGGTATGGATTTAATCGCAACATCAATTATATCAGATACTCCAACTCAAATAACATATGGATTGGGGATTGCATTAGAAATTCCTAAAGGATTTGTGGGGTTAGTATTTCCTCGTTCATCAATTAGAAAGACTGGTTTACAATTAAGTAATTCAGTAGGTGTAATTGATAGTGGATATAGAGGTGAACTACAAGCTACATTCAATAAGTTATTTGGTGGTGAAGGGATGTATGATGAGATGAAAGTTAAAGAAATACAACCAAATGATTTCTACAAAGTAGGTGATAGAGTAGCACAAATTATGATTATCCCACATCCTCCAATTGAGTTTGATGCAGTAGATGAATTATCTGATACTGAAAGAGGTGAAGGTGGGTTTGGAAGTACTGGAAAATAAAAAAATAAAATATGTTTGAATTTAAAGAAGAACAAAAGAATCATAGTCTTTGGGTAGAGAAATATCGCCCAAATAAATTGGATGATTATGTAGGTAATGAGCATCTTAAAACTAAAGTTGCAGGATATATACAAACTGGAGATGTTCCGCATTTGCTATTATACGGAAAAGCTGGTACTGGTAAAACAACATTAGCAAAGTTAATCGTAAAATCAATTGATTGTGATTATATGATTATCAACGCATCTGATGAAAATGGCGTTGATACATTGAGAGATAAAATTAAAAACTTTGCATCTTCAATGGGATTCAAACCATATAAGATTATCTTATTAGATGAGGCCGATTATTTAACTGGACCTGGCCAAGCTATCTTAAGAAACTTAATGGAAACTTTTAGTGGACATTGCCGTTTCATATTAACTTGTAACTATGTTGAGAAGATTATAGAACCGGTACAATCTCGTTGTCAAACATTTCAAATCATTCCTCCAACTAAAAAAGATGTAGCTGTACAAATTAGCAAAATCTTAAAGAATGAGGAAATTGAATTTGATGTGAAGGATTTAGTTCCAATCATTGACGCAGCTTATCCTGATATTCGTAAGATATTAAATACTTGCCAATTAAACTCTAATAAAGGTAAACTACAATTAGATGTACAGAACCTTTTAGATAATGATTACAAAAACAAAATTGTGGATATCCTTAAATCCAAAGATGATAAAAGAAATAAATATATGAAGTTAAGGCAGGCTCTTATAGATTCTAAGGTAACTGACTTTACGGACTTATATACTACTCTCTATAATAAAGTAGATGAGTACGGGGGAGAAAATACATCTAATGTAATTTTACTTTTAGGTGATGGTGTAAATAAATCAGCAACTGCAATTGATAAAGAAATTATCGCAGCAGCTACATTAATTCAAATTTTAAATATATTATAATGGCTAACATTTTAGGAGCAGGTGGACAACCAATCGGAGGACAAGAAGAAAAACCAATTCCATTAGAGAAAACCGAAGCAATCGGATGTAAAAAATGCGGTGGTGAAATTTTCGTACAAGGTTTTGGATTTCGTAAGATTTCAAAATTATTAACTGGTAAACCAAAAGATGAAGTACTGCCGGTAGAGTTATTCCTTTGTGGAGATTGTGGTGAAGTTCTTAATGATTTATTACCTCCGGGTTTAAAAGTAGAAGAAGAAGCATAATATGGCACAAACACTATTCGACCATCTAAACGCAATATGTGATAAGAAAGACCCAAAGTATTGGGATTCATTGGGGGAAAGTGATAAGAAAACTTGGAGTAACTATATGATACTCCGTTTTCTTTCTATGAAACCCGAATGGATAGAACTTATTGCAGATATACAACCGTACATACAAGAGGCTCCTCCAAAAGCAATGTATCTTTGTCTAATTGGATTAATTCCAAAGACAAGAGCATTTCTAAAATATATGAAACCAGCTTCATCCGAAAAGTATGAATTATGGGTTATCAAATTGGTGGCTCGGTATTATGAAGTTTCCGAAACGGAAGCTGAAGATTACACTCATATCCTATATCAAACTACAACTGGTAAGATGCATATTAAGGAAATAGCTGAGGCTTATGGTACGGAAACAAAAACAATTACAGCTCTAAAACTCAAAGTTTAATTTGGTTTATTGGAGTATTTTTCGTATCTTTACATAAATAAACATAATGGCAAAAGTATCATTTTCGCAGTACTCAATGTGGAGTAGCTGCCCTCATCAATATAAGTTAAACTACATAGATAAATTGGGTGAAAGCTCATCTAATGTACATACAATCTTTGGTTCTGCTATGCATGAAACAATTCAACATTACTTATCAGTTATGTATGGTGTTTCTAAAAAGCAGGCTGATGAAATTAATATGGATAAACTCTTATTGGAACGAATGAGAGAAAACTACAAAGGTGAAGTTGAAAAAATGAGTGAGGGAACTCCTTGTACTCAAGAACAATTGGAAGAATTTTATGGTGATGGTAGGCGTATTCTACAATGGTTAAATAAGCACATGCATAAATTCTATTCAAAGAGTGGATTTGAATTGGTAGGTATTGAGATTCCTTTAAATGCAACTATTAAAGAGGGTGTACACTTTATTGGATTCATAGATATCGTATTAAGGGATTTGGCATCTAATGAAATTATTATCATTGACCTTAAAACATCTACTATGGGATGGAATCAGTATCAAAAAGCTGATAAGATGAAAAATTCCCAAATCCTTTTATATAAGAAATACTATTCAGAATTATTTAATATTCCATTACAAAAGATTAAAGTGGAATATCAAATCCTTCGTAGGAAATTACCAGAAGATTCCGCATTTCCAGTACCACACGTATCAAAACATATTCCGGCACATGGTTCTCCATCTGTTAAGAAGGTATATGATGAGTTTATGGAATTCATTAATACTGTGTTTGATGATGGTGGTGGGTTTAAGGATATCGAATTTCCTAAAGTACCGGGTGCAGCTAAAAAGAATTGTAAGTTCTGTGAGTTTGGTAATAGGGGAATATGTGATAAAAAGGCTACAAAATAAAAATTTATGTTTTTTTTAAATCATTATACTTATATATATAAATATATTAATGATGAATCAAGAAAACACAAAACTGACAACGGTGAAAATACTGAAAGATGTATATTCAAGTTTCAAAAAAGTTTCCTTTACTTCGGATGTTACACTTCAAAAGCTAGTTAATAGAACTGTGGAGAGATATGTAACTGATATCGAATTCAGAGAGGAGATGAATGAATACTTAAAATTACAAATTTCAGGTTCACAATTTTAACAACACAAATAAGTTATGGCAAAAAAGAAAATTCTGTTATTATCAGATGACTTAAGAATGGCAAGTGGTATTGCCACCGTTTCCAAAGAATTAGTTTTGGGAACTGCACACAAATATGATTGGTTTCAAGTAGGAGCCGCAATTAATCACCCCGAAGCTGGTAAAGTTTTAGATGTTAGCCAAGATATCCAAGAAAGATATGGTATCGCTGATGCTAGTGTTAAAATCCTTCCTTGGAATGGTTATGGTAATGCTGATTTGATTAGACAATTAATCAATGCAGAAAAGCCCGATGCAATTGTACACTTTACTGACCCTCGTTATTGGACATGGTTGTATGATATAGAACATGAAATCAGACAAAATGTTCCTTTACTATTCTACGCAATTTGGGATGACTTACCAGACCCATTATATAATCGTAACTTCTATGAAAGTTGTGATTGGATTGGATGTATCTCTCGCCAAACATATGGTATCATTAAAAGATTATCAGCATTAGATACTAAACCAACTTGGAAACCTAAAAAAGATTGGCAAGTTGATTATGTGCCACATGGTATTGATTTCAATTTATACAAACCAACTGAAGTATCGGCTGAATTCCGTAAAGAAATTTTAGGTGATAAAGAATATGATTTTGTATTATATTGGAGTAACCGAAATATTCGTAGAAAGCAACCGGCAGACGTTATTGTAGCATTCCAAAAGTTTTGTGATAAGATTGGTAAGGAAAAAGCAGATAAATGTGTATTAGTAATGCACACACAACCTGTTGATGAAAATGGAACTGATTTACCTGCAGTAATTGATGCAGTAGCACCAAATTGTAATATCATATTTTCTGAAAAAAGAAGACCTCAAGAAGAATTAAATCTTATCTATAACTTAGCAGATGTAACAATCAATATCGCTAATAATGAAGGATTTGGATTAGCAACTGCAGAATCAGTAATGACTGGTACTCCAATTATTGTAAACGTAACTGGTGGATTGCAAGACCAATGTGGATTTGAAGTTGATGGTAAGTTATTAACTGCAGAAGATTATATTAAGATTGGTTCGTTGCATGAGTGGAGAAAATGGGAAGGTAAAGCTAAACCGGGTCCTTGGGTTAGACCGGTATGGAGTAGAGCATTGGCATTAGCAGGCTCAGTACCAACACCTTATATTTGGGATGATAGAGTTGATGTAGAGGAAGTTGCGGAAGCAATTGAGGAAATGTACAACACACCAAAAGAAACTCGTAAAGCAAACGGATTAAAGGGTAGAGAAGCATTTATGGGTGATATGGGTTTAACACATAAGAATATGTGTCAGCAATTAGAAAACGGAATCGAATCAGTTTTTGAAAATTGGAAACCAAGAGAAAGATTCGAAGTATTTAAAATTAAATAAGTTATATAAATGAAACCAACATTAGTATTTCAAGGACCTATATTCACTCGTAGTGGTTACGGTGACCATTGTAGAGATTTAATGAAATCCCTACGCAAAATGGATAAGTATGATATTAAAATTATACCTTTAAGATGGGGTAATACCCCACAAAACCAAGTTGATGGCGAGAGTGAATTTGGAAGATGGATGTTAGAAAGAGTTATTACAGAAGTAGGAGAAAAGCCGGATGTGTTTATGCAAGTTTCAGTAGCAAACGAATTCGAACCAAAAGGACATTATAACATTGGTATAACTGCCGGCGTTGAAACTACAATAGCACCAAAAGATTTTATTGATGGTTCTAACAAAATGAATTTAATTATAGTACCATCTAATTTTACTAAACAAAATTTAGGAGGAACTGTATATCAACAAAAGGATACTGCAACTGGAGAAATTGTAGGAGAGATTAAAACAACCACTCCAATTGAAGTTCTTTTTGAAGGAGTTGATACTGAAATATTTTCTAAAGGAAGTGGTAAAGATGTATTAGCTGATGTAAAAGAAGATTTTAATTTTTTAATTGTAGGACATTGGTTAAAAGGAAATTTGGGACAAGATAGAAAAGATATTGGTATGGCAATTAAAACGTTTGCTACGGTATTCCAACATACGCCAAAAGATAAAAGACCCGGTCTTATTGTTAAAACATCATCGGCAGGATTCTCTGTAATTGATAGAGAAGCAACTCGTGAAAAAATAGAAAATGTAGTTAAAGCATTTGGCGATAAATGTCCATCCATTTATTTAGTACATGGTGATATGGAAGAAACTGATATGAGTAACTTATATCACCATCCAAAAGTTAAAGCAATGGTATCGTTTGCTAAAGGTGAAGGATATGGTAGACCAATGGCTGAATTTACTTTGACGGGTAAACCAATTATAGCTAGTGGTTGGAGTGGACAATTAGATTTCCTACCACCAGAACATTCTGTTTTATTAGAAGGTAGTTTGACAGCAGTTGATGAATCAGCAGCAGACCAATTCCTTATGAAAGAAGCACAATGGTTTAGTGTAAATTATTCTACGGCTGCAAATAAAATGTATGATGTTTATAAAAACTATGATACTTATTTAAAGAAATCAGAAGGTTTGAGAACCAATACATTAAATAATTTCACATTAGATAAAATGAATGATAAGTTTATTGAAATAATGGAAAATTATGTAAAGGCACAGCCAAAATTAGTTCCGTTTAATTTACCAAAGGTTAATAGCTCTAAAATGCAAATACCTAAATTAAATAAAATTAACTAATGCCATTTTCATTACAATACACACCATTAATATTGAGTGAGGAATCTGT